ATTGGGATTATGCACGTCCCAGTCAAAATGTATTTAGACATGGGACAACTGGACAAATTCGTTCATTGGCAGATAAGTTAGATTGGCATTACTTTGAGGATAACACTCTTAAATATGACATGTATTTCTTGAACGAATTTAAAGAAGAAATTCCTTGGTGGAACGTGGCTTATGTGAAACGATGGAATCGTCAGTTCGTATATCGTTTCGCCGATGTATTACCATGGCGTCTCATTACAATAGCCCATCCAGAGTTAATGACAGAAGATGCATTTGTTGCTGGGGCTAGATGGTTACTTATTGATACTGATGGTCCTAATGGTGAAGCTAATGGTATTTATAAATTGATCAATAATTATAATGATGAAGTGATTATCAATTGTATGGAATATATTGATGGATTCACACATTTGGGTATTAAAGCATTTGCTGGGTTACCATACGTAACCCAATTACTCGCTAGAGTTAGTATGAATGATGATGGCTATCTCATTGAGCGTGTAGCACAAACACTAGATGATATTTTAGTGAATAACTATCGTTTAGATGAATCATTTTTACAAGTCATCGAAGAGGTTATTAAAATTGCATTGCATGTAGATGAATTACATGAGGGGATGGAGCTATTTTCTATTGAGACATCTCTCCTCAGATATGCCTATAACCTATCTCCGAACAAGAAAATTGTAGATTTCATCAAACGAGTAACTGGTAAGAACATCTATACAGACCCTACTAAATGTATTAGTGTAGATGAGTATGTTGGATTTGCTCAACGCTATCCAGACTTAGCATTCAGTGAAGGGTATCCTAATAATATTGATACATTTGTTGATATTATCGCTGAATATGGTACAGCTGAAGCTAAACAGCGATTAATCGATGTAATCAACACCCATGAGTTATTTGAAGGGATTCCTGATAAAGATAAAGCTGATGCGATTGATAAATTAGAAGGTGTCTATAAAGAACCAGTTGATAAGCACCAACCGATTATACCAGAACCACCAAAGGAAGAAGGTGAAGTAGATGAATCTGACCATAACGAGCAATAATCGCGAATATATTCCATTAACAGCTGATGGTAAATATGCTATCGTGTTAGGAACCTTATTCGCATTTGATGTAGATCCGAGTTTGATTGATGCTATGAAACAAACCAATGCATCATCGCTATGTATATTTCCTATGGATATTTCAGATGGATATGATCGATATAAAGAAGGTATTACGAATATCTTTAAATATATCATTTATGAAAACCAGAACTTTATTGGCAACACTGTGGTGATAGCTCACAATGCTGAGTTACAGAAGATTACTTCTGAAGTCATTGGTTCTGTGGCTCGAAAAATATCATCCTCTCATAAAGTATACCCAACAGAAGATGTGATGATGGCTCAACCAGTAACTGCCTTTAAAGGTTCTACTGGTGATGCAGCTACAAAAATCACTGCATTTGCACGTTGTTCACAAACAGTAAGTGATCGTCAAGATGGTGATAGTGAGAAGATATATTACTATAAAATTGAGGATACTGACATTTCTTTTGAATTTCGAAAGAACTATATGCTCGGTAATATGTCAACCGGTGTGAATATCGGAACCTTCTCCTATCACTGTAAACGAGAATGGTTAGAACGATTTGTGCTTAAACCTAAACGCACATCTTCTAATGATTAAGGAGGGATAGGATTGACTACACAAACTATTTATCCAAAGAATTCATTTTTAATACGATTGGATTCAGATGTCGATGTTGAACCAATCTATCGAAGTGAATTTTCCGTCGCTATTCGAACCGATAAACGTATATTATATGTAGCTGATAGTGTTGATGACTATATTGTGGAACGAACAGCGGAAAATCTTAGACTGTTTGGTGAAGAAGTCGTTCGGTTAGATACTACATGTAATCGAAAAGATATCTTTACCCTAACGCGATATATCGGATATCCATTCAGTGACCAACTGGCTGATACAACATCTATTGTTAAAGCAGAACCAATTAAGCTCACATTTTTTATCATAGGGTTATCACGATCGCAAGATTTGATTACTAAATTATCAGCGTTTGATTCCTATGAAAAATTTGTGAATTCGTTGGTGAATAATATAGCTAAAAACGTTGATATCGATTACCAGAACGAATACTTAGAATGGTATAATAGCAAATATGATTTCGAATCATTGTATGAGTTTATGACATATTTTAATATGAAAGGCTCTATCAATGATGGTATCGTAGATATGCAGATCGCATTACAATCTACTATTAAAAACGAATCAATGCTACCAACTAAGGAATGTTGTCTGATTGTCCGATGGGACGAATTGAATTGAAAACATATATTATTACCACGTATCAGTAAGTAACTGGAGGTTTAATATGTCAAACACAACGTTTTCTCTAAGTCGATACTTAGAGAAGAATCAGGACACTGAACATCCTGAACTCACTGAAGATTGTTTCGTAACAGATGATGAATTAGTCGACTTCATCGAATCTAACGGAATAATCAATGACGTTCATTACTCGATTAAGAAAAAGAAATCAACTAAACACAAATCAGAGGACGATATGCTAACCGTTGAATTTCTATAAGAATTAATCAATGATTGAACGTATATGTAACACTATGCTTACATAAGCTAGTTGATCAACTATTTTATTGAAGGAGGACATAAACAATGTCAAAATTCAGCGAAGTCCTTAAGGCTTTGGAAGGCAAGACCAAAGGTACTAAGGACAAAAAGGGTAGCACAACTTTCTCCAAGAAAGATTTTGCTGATTTAACAGCTTCTTTCTTGAATGAAGATGACTATGTTGCCAAAGGTATCAAAACCGTAAACGGTGAATACACCGAAATCGAAACTAATCCAGTTAAAGATTTCCGTGAAGCATTTATCAAAGATGTGCTTGTAAAACATGGTATTGATAAACAAGAAGCAGAAGCTGCGGCTAGGACTTATCAATACAGTCCTAAGCAAGCAGAAACATTGTATCCAGTAATCACCGAATTGATTTATCAATATATCGGTGCTGGTCGTACATTTAACTTCCAAAATAAAGCAGATTTCACAGCTGCTATTAAAATGCGTGATGTTGACGCTCACGATTCTACATTTAAAAATCGTGAAACTGGTGTAGAAACTGTTACAGCTATCGCACCTCATCGCGTATTGATTAAAAAGTCTTCTGCTCCAGCTTGGAAGAAAACTAAGAAAAAATAATCATTTTACACTTATGAGAGTATACGGATAGTCCGTATACTCTCATCTTATTCTTTTACTTGGAGGAAATAAAAAATGAATTTCACATTTAGACAAAACAACGCAACTAAAATTTTTAATGATGCAAGAATTGTGGGTATCGAGTTTGACTATTTTCCAAACTCAATCGTGTATTTTATAGATTACACAGAATCCTCATTTATTAGAGCAACTTCTCGACTAACGGTTAGTGTTCCACATAATCCTAAGTTCGATGAAAAGATCATCATCGATAAGGATGATATTTTGAAGAAAGTGCAATCGTATGTAGCACATACGCATGCAACTACAATACCAGTTCAATCTATCCACGATTATGTGGTAGAACTTCTATTGGGTGAGTATGATATGAGCGAAAAGAAATCTAGTAGTGATAACGAACCGAATATTCGCGAGTTAGCAGATACATTCATTGATATGCTAACGGTAGTTCCTCAAATCATCAAATCCGGTGGAAAACCAAAGGTTAGCAAATCGGGTAATGAGGTCTTGAAAGAGACTGCACGTAAGATTAAAAATAGACCACCATATCCACCTAAACATAATTCCGATAAACGTTATCAGATGATCAATATTGATAAACCGATGACAATGGTAGTTCCTGAACCTAATGGAACTATCCAAATCATATCGGGGATGACAGTCACTGGTATGGTGGTTGGTACTACATCTGTGTCGGTATATTATACACGTTCAAACAACCCATGTGGTGCATCCCCTATGGAGTGTGTTATATCGTTCGGGGATACCGATGTTCGTAAAGTCTATAATACAATCGCAAAATGCTTTGGTAGATCTAAAGCGGATGTGATTGATCTTGTAACTTTACAAGAGATGCTTGTTGCAGAATTCGGTAAATAAAATATATTAAGTCTAGGAGGAAACAGTTATGGTTTTATACATGAATACAGTACTTGTAAACGGCAATATTAATTCAATATTTATAAATAGTGCCCAGTTGGTAACACTTAAAGTATATAAACCCGATAAAGGTAAAAGTGGTAAAATACTTGCTGTTACTGTACGATATGGGCAAGATATTAAGACGGATGCCTGCTTTGAAACATTCGAGATTCCTGTTAAAGGAATTTATGACAATGTGGACATTATCACTAGACTCATGATAGGTATCAATAAGGTACCAAGCATAAGTCGGGATTCTATCGATGTCGATGATATCCTTGGTGATATGGTTGATCGATAACTAAGAGGAGCTTCGGCTCCTCTTTTTTTTTGCCTGTTAAACTCCCATACTAGGACATAGTTTTAAATCCAAATACTATGGTTCATTTTTTTCTTGGATCATAGAGAAAGGAGTTCACTATATGCCTAAAAATAGAGATACTCGTTGGCTAAAGAATATCGGTAAGTCTGTTGCATTTGGTATGAAAAATGTACTGAATGAAAAGATGTCCGAAAGCCAGAGTATTCGCGGATCAGTATATGACTCCGCAAAGAATTTACGTCAATCTATTATCGAAATGCGTCGTAATAAAACAGCGGGAGCTGGTAAAAAATTTATCGATGATGCAAAGACAAAAGCAAAAGAAACCTATGAAGATGCGATGAAAGCATTGAAGTCTGGTGATTTGTATCCTGATAAAGACGATAGTGGTTTCGATGATGATTTTAATTTTGATGATGACGATTTCTCTTTTGACGATGATGATGGAGCGACACAGTCCTCAAGTAAATCATCTAAATCCACTACTAGTGCCGCTGAGATTAGCTCTATTAACCGTGTCGAAAAAGCGACATATGCTACAGGTGCTAAAACGGCAAGTGGGATTGTCAAATTAGATAAAACTATGAAAACCCATGGTGCTATTATAGCAAAAGGGTTTGAGAAACAAGCAGCGACTGCTGCTAAAATGACATTAAGTATGCTAGTAGCCCAAGAAAAACAACATAGTCAATCTATGGGTCAGTTAGTTGGTATACGTGATTCATTAAATACAATTAATACGTTTAATCGTGACGTTATGGGAAAATTCGTTGAAGGTTCCTTACGTTACTATGAAGACAGTTTAGGTATTTGGTCACAAATGCTTGAATTACAAGAGAAAGCCATGAACCCAGAAAGCCCATTCGGTAAAACCGGTGGTCGTTCTTCTGATTTCTCTAAAGTCTTCGGTATGGGTGGGTTCGACCCAAGTTCCTATATGAAGGTTATCAAAGATAATTTCTTGGGTAATACTCCATTTGGGATGTTGGCTACTGGTTTATCCATGGCTAGTTCAATGGGACCAAAACCAAAACGTGGGTTTATGAATAACCCATTAGGTACAGTACTAGAACAAGCTATGAGTGCCTTTATGCCTAAAATGATTGAGCAATCATTAGCTAGTTTAGATACATCGATTGCTAATATGATTCCGGCATTACTGTCCAAAGTAACCTATCAACGGAATAATTACAATAGTTCATTAGCTCAATTCATTGGTAATGTATTTGGTATTGATACCAAAAGTGGTCGATTCGATCCAAGTAAGTATAATAAAGGGGCTGTTGCCTTCGACGGTATAACACATCGTACGATCAACCAAGTTATCCCCACATACTTAAGTGAGATCCTAAAAGCTATCACCAATGGACCTGCGACTGTATTTGACCACAAAACGGGTCAGTTTACAACTCGTGATGAAATGCAAGATCGATATAATCGAGAAATGCAATATATGGCTAATCGAGCTACGGCACCATTGAGTGATAAAACCGATAAAGTTATGCGTCATATGGATTTTGATTCGGCTGCTGATAAAGAAGAAGTTGAAAAATCCATTAATAAATTCACAAGTGATTTAGCTAAAGGTAACATTCGGTATAACCCTAAGAATTTAGAACGAATGTTAGCGGATATTGAAAATCGATCAGCCAAAGCCATCTTAACATCTGTTATGAAACAGATGTCCAAAGGTGACCATATGGCAATGGCAACGGCTCATTATAAATATGGTGACATGGTTAGCGATTTCAATAATAACTATTCTGATGGTGAGTATACTGGCTATATTTTAAATGATAACTTTTCTGAAGCGGGTAAGAAAATCTTATCGCAACGTGAAAAAGATGAGAAGAAAAAGAAAGATAAAAAACTTAAATCAACAGGGAATGCTCTCCTTGATAAGAAACTAGGCATTGAAACCGGTGCCAAAACATCTGCTAATGATATTGATAACATGGATGAAAATGTTAGAAAAGCATTGGCCGATGGCACGGATCAAAGTCTACAAGATAAAAAATCGGTTGGTGGAAATAAGGGTTTAGGATATTATTTAAAGAACCCTATGAATGCATTGACTGATGTTATTAGTAAAATTGATAATTCATTATATAATATCATTTTCTCTGATGATGAAGATGGTTCGATTATTGTTAAGATTGAACAGCAAATCATAAAAACATTTGCTTCTGTTAAGAAGTTCTTAGTTGATAATATCTTTAAACCAATTAAAGAACAAATCATGCCAGATAAAGCTAAACAAAAACTCCATCAATTCGGTGATAGTCTTATGGACTATGCTAAGAATATGATGATGGGTGTTAAGAAAGGCAATAAATATACTGGCGGTGCGTTCTCCTTTGCAGCGAATGCTGTAGGGGATATTGGTAAATATATTAAGCAAACTATTGATGGGAAACCATTCATCGATTCTGCTGGTAAAAGTATCAAGAGTCAAACGATTGGTATTGGGGCTGAGATGAAGAAGGGATTCGATACCGCATTTGGTTATTTGAAATCATATTTATTTGGCGGTAGCGATAAAAAGAAACAAGAAGCTAGTAAAAAGAAATCCTTATTGAGTAACATCTCATCTACTCTTTCCCAAGGGTATAAGATGTTCTCTAATAACTTCTTCGGTACTAAACTGAATGACCGACAAGCATTCCAACAGTTCGGTGATTTCATTAAACGGAAATTACCAAAAGGGATTGCTAAAGGTGCTGTGATTGGTACTGGATTAGGGGCATTATCCTTAACGGGTGGTGCTGGTTTATTAGGTTCTTTATTCTTACCTGGTGGTCCTATAGGTGCGTTAGTAGCAGGTACAGGTATTAGTTTACTCTCTCAATCTACTAAATTCAAAGATATGATGTTTGGTAAGATGGATGATAAAGGTAAACGAATGGGTGGCCTTGTCGGTAAGGGTATTCAAAAATTCTGGAATAAGAATAAGAATGCTATTATCGGTGGCGGCATGTTCGGTGCTGTTAAAGGTTTACTCGGTATATCTATTCCTGGTATGATCGGTGGAGCTCTCAACATGGTTGGGCTTAGTGGTGCTGGTAGTGCTATCGGTGCTATTGGGTTAGCTCCTGCTTTAGGTGCTGGCTTATTAGGTCCAGTTCTTATGGGTGCCGCTACAGGTCTTGCTGTTAAATCTAAACGCTTCCAATCTCTTTTATACGGTAAAGATAAAGGGAATGGTGAAAAAGAAGGTGGCCTTATCAATAGTAAGTTTGGTAAGGGTTTAAAGAAAATCTTACCAGGTGCTGCATTCGGTGCTTTATCTGGTCTAGGATTAGGTGCCTTCGGTAGTAGCTTCGGTTTAATCGGTGCTTTAGGCTTAGGACCTATGGCTATGGCCTTAGGTGGTAGTGCATTAGGTATTGGCTTAACATCCGAGAAATTTAAAGAAGCGTTATTCGGTAAGTTTAATAAAGATGGTACTTACAAATCTGGCTTAGTAGATAAATTCAAAAATATCTTAACAGTCGGTGTTGTAAACCCGTTAAAGATTCGATTTGAAAAAGGTGCTCTTGCTGTAGAAAAATGGTTTGCTAAATCCATTGTAAACCCATTGCAAGATGCATTTACTCCATTGAAATGGATGTTTAAAGATCTCACAGGTGTGATTAAAGATAAAGTAACTAATATCTTTACTAAAACAGCTGATGCGATCGCTAAACCATTTAGTCCATTAACTCGTGCTATTACTAAACTCTTAACTGGCGTATATAAGACTATGAAGTCTGCTACAGACAGAGTATTCAAAACCGCTATGTGGGGGTTAGGTCAATTATTATCATCTCCAGTTAAACTTGTTGGTTTAGCTGCCGGTATGGCATCTGGCTATTATAGTATGGGTGCTTATAAAGAAAACGTTCGAAACAAAGCTAGCCGTGTAGGTGAAGCTAGTGGGTTCTTCGGTAAGTTGAAAGCTACTGGTTCTACACTCGGTGCTATGTTAGGTATGGGTGATGCTGATCTTACATCGGATAAGTATAAAGATTTAGCTCGTGCTAAAGCCTATGCTAAAGAACGCGATACTCGTCAAAATCGTTATTTTGGTCGAAGAGAAGCATTGATTGCAAAACATGAAGCTCAACAAGCTGCACTTGAACAAGAGATGCAAGCGAATGGTTGGTCTTCTAAAGATAAACGTCGTGCTCAGCAAGATTTATCTGCTAAGCAAGATCGTGATAAGCTCATCAATGGTGATACTAAAGACCAAATGACGGCGATTAATCAAAAGGAATTGGAAGTTCAAGAAGAATCCAGAGATCATTTAAAAGGTATTAAGAAAATCATTAACCGCTTAGCGGTTCGTCTTGGTATCGTTGATCCTAAGGAAGCTGCGGTTGAACCTAAGCATGATGATGACGATCCAACTAAATTAGTTGGTGATAAAACGGCTCAAGAAATTGCTAAGGATAAAAAATTAGCAGCAAAATCTAATTTCACATTTGATATTCAAAACTTTGGTAAGCCTGCTGATAAAGCCGATGGTACGGGTCGTCATGCCGACGATGATGTCACTAAGCTTGTTGGTGGTCGCACCGGTCAAGAGATCATGAAGGAACGTGGCGAAGAAAAGAAACGTCAAAGTATGCTTGATTTGTTACGTCCTATTGCTGCAAATGCTAAAGATAAATTGAAGAATAAAGCAGAAAGCTTCTTAGATAAATTGACTAAAGGAATGGATATGGTTAAAAACTTCCTTGGTCTTACAGGTATCTTAGGGGTATTGAAAGCAATCTTCGATAAATTATCCGGCAAAGGCGGAGATAGAACCCATGATCGTATCACTCGTGATGCATTACAAATCGGTGGTCGAAAAGTTGCTCAAACTATCGATGATATTGGCGAGAAGATGATGAAAACCAAAGCTGGTCGAGAAGCTCTCGCCAAAGGTAGAGAGTTTATTGGTGCAGCTGGTCATAATATCGCTAGATTATATGATAAAGGCAAATACTATGCGAAAGCCGGTAAACAAGCGACACAAAATGCTGTGGCTGATGCTACTGGATTAGTTGCTAAAGATTATAGTGCAAACTATAAATCGGAATCGGTTCGTAAGTATGTTGCTCAACGTGGGGAAGTTAAATCAAAACTTTCTGGAATTGCTAAAGCTGAAGATATTGTTAAACAACGTCAAGTAGCTGAAGCTGCTGCTGATACAGCAGGAACTAGTGCAGCTGATATTGTTAAAGGTGCCCAAGATAAAGCTGCTAAAGAAACTGCTGAAGGTGGTGCATTGGGTACATTCCGTAAATGTATCGATGCGGTTGCTGAAAAAGTTGGGAATCTTGATATTGTTAAGAAACATTTGGGACCAAATGCTGAAAAGCTCGTTGGTTCATTAAAAAATCTTGGTAAATCTATTACTCCAAAAATGTTTATTAAAATTGCTCCTAAGTTTGCTAAAGTTGTCGGTGAAACTGCTGCTGTAGTTGGTACCGCAGGGGTACTACAAATTGGTTTCAGTTTATATGATGCTGTAACAGGAGCTATTGACGCCGATGAAATCTTTGGGGTTCCATCTGATAAAGTAACTGCGGGTATGCGATTAGCTTGTTCTATTTTACAAGTTATTCTAGGCTTACCGGGTTTAATTTATATTGATTTAGCATTAGAATGTATCAACATGTTCTCTGGTGGGGAAATCAACATCAAACAAATGTTGGCTATGAGTGTGTACACTGCATTACCAGGAACAAGCGAAGATGATGCTAAAGCGATTAAATTAGCACAAGAAGATGATAAGAACGCTCGAGAAGAGTATGAAAAGAAAACTGGTCAGAAGATGAGTGATTCTGAATGGCGTAAGCATCGTGATGCTGAAATCAACGACAAGAAAGAATCTGAACGTCTTGCTGGTGTTCGTCAGACCGCTGTGGGTAAATTCTTATTCGGTACTAATGATGAAAACGGTGAATACCAAAATGGTTTGTTTGCTAATATGAAACAAGGTGGTCAAGCCTTCTTAGCTAAATTATTTGGCGAAGCAGATGTTGATGACTACCAAGGTAAGCAATCTATCTTTGGTGATATTTGGGATGCTGCCAAGAACGCTGCCCATGATGTTGGAGTATGGTTCACTGGTGGTACTAAGAGTGATGGTACAGAGATTGAATCATTACCTGAACGTATCGGAGAGGGAATCAAAAATAACCTTAAATGGTTCTTTGGTGAAGTTGATGATGACGGGAATGTAATCCAAGAATCTGCTATCTCTAAAGGTATTACAAACCTTAAAGAATTAGGACAGGAAGCTGTCGATAAAGCTAGAAATACAGTTGTCTGGGCATTCGGTGGTATTAATGACGAAGGTCAATCACAAATGCCTGCATTGAATAATGGTATTAATAGCTTAACTAATTCATTATTTGGATTTAAATTGTTTGCTGATAATGGTGAAGGTGTGGCTGTATTCGACCCATCTTGGTCCGAAGGTCAAACCTCATTATTTGAAGAATATATCGTTAACCCATTTAATGATGCTTGTAGCAACGTTAGTAAGTTCTTTACTAACTTATATACAAACATTACTGATTTTACTAATGAATGTGCTCAAGAAATTGATGATAATGGTGTAGTGGTAGGTAGTTGGCATATTCTCCAAAAAATGTTCTATGCATTTAGTGGAATTATGTTCGATTTAACAAGTCCTATTCGTAGTGCTGTTTCTACAATTACATCGGGTATTCAAAATTTCTTTGGTGGTATTGCTAATTGGATGAACGGTGTTAAAGCATGGTTTGATTCCATTACCATCAGTGACGTTGGTAAAGCGATTGTTAAAGGTTTATTAATGCCATTACCTGATACTATCAAGAATAAGGTTATTGATGTCTTATTCGGTAAAGAAGATGGTTCTAATGGTGCCACTTTAGGCGATCGTATTTTTAATGAAGTTAAATGGGGAGCTAAACAAACAGGTTTATCTGGAGTTCTCAACTCTATCTCAACCAAAAAAGCGTTTACTGGTGGTGGTGAAGGAGATGACTCTGAACAAGCTAAACCTAACAACATCACAGCTAACCAAATTCAAAACGTTGCTAATAAGACTGATACATCTACCGCTACTGATGGTAAGATGATTAATTATAAACAAACAGATTCTCAATGGAGTGATTTATCTGTATTGGGTCAATCTGGTGGTTATGGTACTATGGCTGATTATGGCTGTGGTCCTACTGTATTGGCATCCGCTATGGCGAATGTAACAGGTAATACGGCGATTACACCTAAAGTTACAGGTGCTCTTGTATCTTCTGCAGATGCAGGTCCTGCTGATAACAAAGGTATTAGTCCATCTTACTTTGCTACTGCTGCTGATAAATTGGGTGGCTCTACATTTGATTTAGATACTAAAGATCCTAATTCCTTGATCGATGCGATTGCTCAAGGTGGTACTGTTATCCTCGGTGGTACTAATAAAAATACATCAGATGTTCCATTCACTAAGGGTGGTCACTATGTTATGGCTAATGGTGCTTACGAACGTAATGGTGAAGCCTTTGTTAACGTATACGATCCATTGGGTAAACGATCTAAAGGTTATAATATTAAGAATTTGATTGCTGGGATGAACGATCCTAACAATCCTGGTTTTGCTAGCTTGATTGCCCGTAAGGGTGCCGATGTTAGCAAGTTTGTTAAAAGTGCTAAATGGGTTGATCCTAAACAAATGGAACAATTCAAAGCGGCTACTATATTTAGAGGATATGGTCCTAAAAATATTACGGGTGATGATATCCTTACTGCAGGTGAAGCATACTATGGTACACAATATAGTTTAGGTTCCGATGGTTCCGATGCTCTCGACTGTGGTTTATTTACTAAGACTACCTTTGCGGACGTCGGATTGAGCTTGAATAGTAGATGTGCCGATGACCAAATGAAACAATTTGAGGATGCTGGTGCGTTAATCCCACTTAGCCAAGCGGGACCTGGTGACTTAGTATTCTTCTTACGTACTTATGAGTGTGATGCATATAAAGATATTACTCACGTTGGTATCTATGCGGGTGATAATAAAATGCTACATTGTGGTTCTTCCAAAGGTGTAGTATATGAAGATCTCAATATAGATTATTGGCAAGGTAAAATCTATGAATATGCGGGCTCTATTGAAAAATTATTTGGTGTCCCTACTGGTAAAGGTAAAGGACCTGGTGGTATTACAGGTAAAGGTAGTAAAGCTCCTGGTGGAAATGGTAAAGGTGCAAGTGCTAAACCTAAGAGTCCATTAGAAGCATTTATTTCCAGATTCCAAGAAATTGGTAATAATGCCATTGGATCTATGATTGCTGGTAAAGCATATACTGGTACACCATGGGATGACAAAGGCGGCAGCAGTAGAGGTAGTGTTGGTGGACCAATCGATCCTATGTCGGGTGATTCAGAAGCTAATGCTAAGCATGTGTATAAAGTATTGAATGATGCTGGATACACAAAAGAGAATATTGCTGGTATTATGGGGCGTCTTCAACAAGAAAACCACTTCCGTACAAATTATGATGTAGAACATACTGAACCAGATGGTACCGTATTGGGTGGTGCCGGTATGATTCAGTGGAATGGTTCTCGTCGTGAGGCATTGGTGAATTTTGCTGATGCAAACGGTGTTCCTGTTGATAGTGCAGAATTACAAACTCGATTTATGCTTAAAGAGATTGATGAAAGCTATCCTAGTGTATCCGTATCTTCAATGAATGGGCTCGGGATAGATGACTCATGTACACGTTGGACCGATGATTATGAACGTGGCGAAACTAGCCCACAAGCTTATACGTACGCTGACGATATTTATAATAAAATCGGTTCTGGTTATTTTGGGGGAGATGCTCAAAAATATGGGGCAGCTCCATCTGGTAAACTACCATCTGCTAGTGCAATGAAATCTCTTCCTAAGCTAGGTTTATTTGGTGGTGGAGATACTACGGTATTGAAACAAATTGCATCAAATAGCAAAGGATATAATTATACTCCAGATACTAAATATGAAGGTTCTGTCATAGCTCCTGATTATGACGCATATGGTAATATTATCGCTACTGGTATGCCACAAAATAACATGGTGACTGCTGATGATTCCATTACAGTTATCCAAGCTAAACATGATTGGCAACGCAACTGGTGGAATAATAAAACTGATGCGGAACGGGCTGCTATTAAGAAAGCTAATGAAGAAGCTAAGAAAGCACAAGAAGCTAGTACTGACACAAGTCTACTTTCCAAGAAACCAGACCCTAATGCGAAAGCAAAAGGTCAAAATAGTACAGATAAGGGTAATATCATCGAGCAAATTAAAGCTCAGTATGAAGAAACCATTAAGAAACTTACTAATGAAGCTGGTATTGCTGGTAAAGGTGGATCTGCTGTTGATAAAGCTCTTAGTGCCACAAGTGCTGATTCTAATTCTATCGTATCTGCTATTAAATCGATTGATATTCGTGCAGAAGCACAGGCTATGGTTAAATACTTAGAAGTGATTGCGGGTAAATCTGTTGAAACTGCTCAATACACTGCTAAAACTGCTGATGTAGTGACTACATCTACAGCACAAGCACAACAAGCAGCGGCAACTGACCCTAACATTGCTGGTTCTAAGGCTGCCACTATTCCTGCTAATGTAACTGCAACTAATAGAAATAATTCGGATAAAAAATCCTATCGACAAGCACACCAAACTAATTTGGAAATTGCTAAAGGTGGAGAATTTAGACGAAGTTAATTACAGAATATAGAGATATAGACGTAATGGTCTATATCTCTATATTTAATCTATTTTAACAAATCCATAACTTGAAAATTAATTTATAAAAGTGAGGTGGATTTAGTTGTTAATTAACATCAAAACTAATTCTGCTGTTAATGTTCGGTCTGGACCGGGAATGGGTTTTGAAGTTGTAAACACATATCCTTCAGGCTATATATTACAAGCAAAAGAAATACAAAAAGATGGTGGCGATAATATCTGGTATAAAGTTAAAGACGGATGGTTATCAGCTAACTATACCATTGATATTCATGAACAAGGTACGGTTCATGGTGAGCGAGGAAAGATTAATCTTCAACAATTCGCTCCAGGAAATCCTGCTGGTGCCGTACCATTAAGTAATACGGTACCAAAATCAGAATCTCCTCAAACTGATAAGGTTATATCATCTATCGCACAAGGGCAGATCACACAATCAGTGACAAATCCAAATGGTGGATTATCATCGGCTGTATTTGTCGGTGGTCATGGTAATGAAACTGATGTAAATAGTGATGTGATCTTAAATAAACGTATCTACGGTGTACCCTATCAATTTATGGATACTACCGATTATAGACCTGCCGCTAATAATGGTGGTGATGGTGAATTGGGTGCCACCTTTATGGAAATGATGGCGGAAGCTCCAGTATTATCAATTATTCCAGGTAAAGCTAATTTTTTACCGGATTTAAGTGATGAAGAAAAAAATAAATTTGTTGAAGCAGCAAACCAAACTCTTCAAGAAATGCAAAACCGGTTTAATGATACAGCTCAGAAGATGATTGATGATAAGAATGCCGATATGCGGTATTTTGAATTCGTGTCTGATCATTCGACATACATTCGGTATGTGAACACTCTTTGTCAAATGAATGCTATCATGATGGGTCTTGGTGACGAATATGTACCAGGTTATGAAGGTCAAGGTGAACAGTATATGTTCAAGTACTATGACTGGTCTGGTTATCGATTATCCAATACAATGGCTGGAAGAGCCTCTACTGGATTATTGAATGGTAATGAATCTGGACCTGGTGAAAAAATTGATAGTACACTAGACTATGTTAAAAGTGCGGTAGCGAATAAAGAAAGTTTAATCGATAAAGGTATGGCAGCAGCGTCTGCTCTTAACTTAACGGAATATTATATAGATTTCTATATCAATCCATCTATCGGATACTCGGAATCATTTAGTAACCAAACAAAGGAATCTATGATTTCATCAATGGTATCAGGGATGGGTGATTTAGCAAAAGAACTCCAATTCTTAATGGGTGCTGGTGCTGTTAAGCAAGATGGTAATATGACAAATTCCATTGCTAAAGCAACTGGTGAAATTGGCGAAGCTGCCAATAAACTATTACCGAATTCGGGTATTATTAAAAAAATAACGGGTTCTGCGGCATCTGTACTATCAGGTTCGAATATATTTTTCCCTGAATTATGGGCTTCGTCTGATTTCTCTCGTTCCTATACCGTAGAAATGGATTTAAAAACACCATATGGTAATAAACGGAATATATTCTTAGATTTATTTGTTCCTATGTGGCATTGGATTGCTCTTGTCGCACCAAGACAAACCACTATCAATACCTATGGTGCACCATTTATTGTGCGTGCCTATATCCCAGGTATGTTCTCATCTGAAATGTCAATCGTTGAAAACTTAACGATTCAAAAAGGTGGGGATGGCTCCGCATGGTCTGTTGATGGATACCCATTAGAAATCAAACTATCTGTTACGTTGAAGGATTTATATAATACCTTTGCCATGTCTCAAATTACTGATTTGAAATCAGCATACAATATGCTATGGAACTATGCATTGATTGACTATGTATCCGTTCAATCTGGATTGGATATGAAGCTTTCTGAATTTGCTAAGAAGATTGAAGTAGCTAAAGCTCTAGGTAATACTGCTATTAGAGGTCTTTGGAATTACCCATTGGAAAAAGCAAAAGAACGTTTGGCTCAATCTATACGTATTGCT